AATTAGTCTGGGGCGTGCCACATGAAAATAAGGATTAAGCCCCATGCAAAACAACTTGAAATTATTAACACTCGCAATCGGTTTAATGTTATTCGGTGCGGTCGTCGCTTTGGTAAGTCTTATCTCGCTTTTGCTCTTGCCCTTGAAAAGATGCTGGAAGTTGACGGCGCAATGGTTTTATACACCGCACCAAGTTACACGGAACTCAAAGGACGGCAAAACGAAGCAAGGCAATTATTCGCACCACTTGGAGCGACTTTCAAAGACGGCGAGATTAAACTAGGTAATTCGCAATTGAATTTAGAAGGCATTTGGCGTGCAGACGGGTTGCGAGGTAATAAGTTTCACAGAGTAATTCTTGACGAGTGGGCGCATTGCCCAAATGCAGAAGACGCTTGGAACTTTGTTATAAGTCCGATGCTAGCAGATTACGAAGGCGATGCGTATTTTTTTTCGACACCAAAAGGCAAAAATCACTTTCATGAACTTGACCAGAATTCAAATATATACTCCGATTGGCAATCGTTCCATTACTCAACTTACGAGGGCGGACAGATTAAAGAATCCGAAATTGATCGCCAAAAAGAACAGATGCCGTCAATTGTATTCGCTCAAGAATTCTTGGCTGAATATGTCGACCGTTCCGCGTCTAAAGTTAAGCGGGATTGGATCAAGTTATCAGATAACAAACAAATCACGGCTTATTATATTGGTGTCGATCTTGCGATCTCACAAAAAGAAACTGCAGATTATACGGCGATCATTACAATTGGCACGACTGCACAAGGTGAGATTGTGATCGTAGATGCAAAAAGAGGCCGTTGGAGTTTTGTTGAGATAGGCTCTGAAATTATTGCAATGGAATCCAAGTGGCAAGCCCGCGTAGTTGCGGTCGAATCAAACCAAGCGCAAGCGTATATGGTGCAAGAGCTGAAAAGAAATACGCGAATGAATGTTGTAGGCGTGCATTCAACACGTGACAAGATTACACGGTTTCAACCCGTGGAAGCAAGGTACGAACAAGGGCTTGTGTATCACGTGACGCACTTAGATCCAGAATTTACAGATGAACTTTTGAGCTTTACAGGAACGCCACAAGATAGGCACGACGATTATATAGACGCATTAAGTCATGCGTTTAATGCTATTCGCAAAACTCCGAGTATATACGTATGAGCTTACTTGACGATATCAGACAAAGAATTTCAAATGCCATTTTACCAAGTGGCAAAAGGTTGCAACGCCCTTATCAATCGAGTTCTTCTTATAGGCAAGTAACTGCAATACCGACAGGAAACGAGCTTTCAATGAGTTTGCGTGGCACGGTGTTTGCTTGTTTGCAACACAGGGCGAATGCTTTAAGTGCAATTCAGTTCAACACGTTCAAAGAGCACAACTTTACAAAGTCTGAAGTTGGCAACGATAATTGGGCGGCGCATTTAATTGCAAATCCTAATCCGTATTTCACACGCTCACAGGTTTTTAGCTTTATCGAAAATTGGTTATCAATCAACGGTAATGCTTTTATATGGACGCCAACAATTGGCTATAAAGTACCGCTCCAGATGTGGGTGTTGAATCCAACGCGCGTACGTGTTGTTATGGGTGGGGATAACTTTATACAAGGGTATACATATCAAAGCGTTTCAGAGGGTGTGATACCAATACCTGAAAATGAAATGATCCACTTAGCAAGAGTTCATCCTGGTGCAAGACCTGACGAAATTGTTGGCATGAATATCTTTGGCGTTGGTTTGGTTTCCGCTTGTTTGGATTATGCAAATATCGATGTTGAAGTGAGTGAATACTTACACAGGCTTTTTGCAAATAATGCCGTGCCACCTTTGATTGCAACATTCCCAGAAAGGTTCGATCTTGAAGAATGGCATAAGCTGAAAGCATCTTGGAATGAAGAACTGCCAGATTACAAGTTGCGTGCGTTGCTTGGTGGTGGTATGCAATTGCAATTACCACCGAAAAGCGAGCTTGGTGTGAATTACGATTCAGTCAGCAAAGATACCCGCTCGCAAATTGCACAAGTCTTTGGCGTGCCCCCAGGAATGCTTACAGGCGAATTCCAAAACAGGGCAACAGCAGAAGTGCAATTTGCAATCTTTAGACAAAACACAATTGATCCAGAAGCAATTTATATCGCTGAAGAGTTTACACGGCATTTTAGACGTTTTGAAGAGGATATCTTAATTGAGCCCGTTCCGTATGCATATGCGGATCCAGAACTTGACATGAAAAAAGAAGAGTTTGAATTGAAGTGGGGAATCAAGACAATTAATGATTCAAGAAAAGAACGTGGGTACGATGCAATTGAAGGCGGTAACGTTGCGCTTATTGGCAATGGATACATTCCTTTAGATAATGTAGGCATCCCAAAAGTTGCGCCTGCTTTTGCATCAAGAAGTTTTACCTTTAACAAGCGTGCAAAATTGCCAATAATAACAGCGGACAGCAAAGACGCTTTTTGGCGTGATTATGATTTGCTTACAGAAAAATCAAGCGTAAAAATTGATACTGTAGTTCAACAAATCGTTGAACAATTGAAGCAAGAAACTTTGTCAAATATTGACAAAGGTTATTTAAGTTTAGCAAATCTTGAAGTAAGTGATCAAGATTACGAAAAGTTTAACGCTTTAGTTGAAAAGGCTTGCATTAACGTGCAAAACGAATTATTAAAAAGTTTTGATCTAAAAGAACAAGATTTAACAGGAACCGTTGGTGAACAAATTAAGAATCTTGCAAATGAGTCCGCAGTGAAAATACGTGAAAGTGTTGACTTTATGAAAGCTGAAATTGTGCAAGTAATTGAAAACAACGCTGGCGCAACAAAGCAAGAGCTTAAAGAAAAGCTACAGACAAAATTTACGCAACTTAGCGAAGGGCGTGCAAAAACAATTGCAAACACGACCGCCGCCAATGTCACAAGCGGAATGCAACACGCTGTGTACAAAGATCTAGGCTTTAAAATGATGTGGTTAACACAAAGGGACGGCCTTGTAAGACCAGCACACAGAGAAGCCGACGGCGAAATGCAAGGAGCGGACGGGTATTTCACAGTTGGTGGTGAAAAGACAACACGGCCATTAGGCTCGGGCTTGAGTGCAGGAAATGCAGTTAATTGCAGATGTCAAATATTTCCAGTAGAAGGCTAAAAACAAGGTTATAAAATGAATATAATAAAAAGAGAATTTGATCTTATAAAAAAAGATTATTACGAACACGGCGAACAAGAAGCAACAATCCAAGATATATATACGTTTGTTGTAAGCACTCCAGAAGTTGACCGGTACGGAACCATCATAGTTCCAAGCGGTATAGATTACACAGCATACCTAAACAACCCGATTGTTTTGGCGCAACATGATTCAGACGATTGGCCGATTGGCAAATGCTTAGGTTTCATGATGAACGGCGAAAACTTAGAAGCAACTTTGCAATTTCATCGTATAACAGAAGAGGCTTGCGAGGTTGCGGACTTGGTTGCGGCTGGGTACGTGCGAGCCGTGTCGGTTGGTATTATACCAATTGAAAGCGTAGAGCAAACAATCGACGGTAAAACAGTTACCGTATATACAAAGTCTGAACTAGTTGAGTTCAGTGTGGTTTCAATACCAGCGAATCGAGAGGCTTTAATAAAGAAATCAATCAAACTTAAATTAGAAACAATTTTCAACAAACTTAAAAAGGTTTACAGAATGTTAACCCCTGAACAAACACAAGCAATAACAGAAAACTTTCTGCCAATATTGCAAGACGCCGCCCTCACTTACTTACGTGACGAGCTAGGCATTGCAGAAGAAGAAGCAGCGGCAGCCGCCGAAGCTGGCACCCTAGCAGCCGCCGAAGCAATGCTCTTAGTATTAAACGGCAACGCTCCAGAAGTTGCGCCAACAACAGCCGAAGAACCAGCAGTTGAAGTAGCTCCAGAAGTTGCAACAGCAAGCGTGCAAGCACCCGTGCAAAGAGTAGGCAAAAAGATTGCGGCTTCAACACAAGCGCAAATCGGTCAAGGCTTAAGCATGATCCAAGACGGATATAAAATAATAAATAAAGCAATTGTAAGCGAAGGCGCAAGGTCAATAAACATCAAGCCGTTGACAAAATTGTCAACAGATGATATCATGAATTTAATCTAAATCAATAAAGCTTTTC